AAATGGCGGAGTACTCGTCACTGGAGTAGTAGCAACCGCCGCTGACCTGGCAATCACCGCCGCATCGGCTAAGGATATAGTGATGACCCTTGGAGCAAATGACACATCCAAGAAGTTATCCATTAAGGACAGTGACGGGGTTGAGGTGGCTAAGATAGATGGTAATGGATTAATCACATCCGCCGCTGGACTTGCTGGTCCTGTCACGGGTAACGTGACCGGGAATGTGACTGGGAATGTGACTGGGAATGTATCTGGTATCGCAACCCTAACCGCCAAAACCGCCACCGATATGGCCATAGTAGCCGATGGTGATGAAGACATAATCATGAAAATGGGAGACGCGGATGCTGCGAATAAGATAATCTTCCAGGACAGTGCCGCTGCCACCGTAGCCACCTTGGACAGTAATGGTGTCTTTGATGCTGTGACCAGCCTGGCACCCCTCGATTACGCTACCAGTGACACATCGGGTGCACCTACCAACGCTGAATGTGTATCCGCCTTTGGGGCCGCCGCGGATGTGGGTGCTGGTTTTGTAGGGGTTTATCAGGACAGTCATGCGTCTGGTAAGGCTTATCTGTGCATCTCGAATGGTGCTACTTACGCGACCTTGGAAGCTACCGCAGCAACCTAATGGAGTGTGATGGGGGATGGCATACGCCGATACAAACCGATTAGCAGTCTTACTAAAGGAATACAACTACGCTGATGACAGTGACTTAATCGTGGAGGGGTGCACCCAGGGAGATAACCGGGTGGACCGATTCATTAATCAGAACATTAGCGATTTTGAAACTCCAACAAGCACCCCGCAGGAGTTCATTGATGCGGGGACACTATTTTCAGCGGCGGCCATCCTTAACATCCTACTCAGTAACCAGGACAAACTCAGCCCCACGGCGGTTAAGTGGGAGGAAGAAGCCCTGGAGATACTCCAGGGATATGTTGACTCTTATCTCGGTGATGAAGAGGACACGGGGAACCGTGGAAGCCCCATAAGGTTCTTGGCAGTGACCAAACCAGAGGAATAAGATTATGGGTAGTATTGATATTAACATCGGTAGCCAAGCCCTTGAAGGCGAACTCAGCCGCATAGCTGACCGCCTACCCAGTGCCCTCACTAACTTACTCGATGACCTCGCAGCAGATGTGGAGGTGTTGATGAAGGATGAGGCTCCGGTACGGTTGGGTGATTTGCAGAATAGCATCACCACGGATGAAGTGTCCTCATTGGAACGGTTAATTTGGCCTACTGTGGAGCACGCGGCTTTTGTTATCCTTGGAACCCGCCCCCATGTTATTGAGGGAAGTCCTTGGTTATACTGGGAAGGGGCGGAACATCCTGTCCGCCGGGTTATGCACCCCGGAACAGCTCCTAATCCGTTCCCTGACCGAGCCGCTGACCGTGCTGACCAATACATTGAACAAAGATTGGAATCATTCTATAATGACCTACTGGAGTAGAACACGATGGCGTATGATTTTAACGAAGCACGAACAGCCATTAAAACTATGCTACAAGGCATCACAGTCGAGGGTCAACCACTCCTTAAAACCGTATTAACCGGCAGCCCCGGGGTTCTAACACTCTACATGGGGAACACCGCTATATTCGGACTTGGTGATAGTAAGAAGGCCATCCACCCCATCGGAGACCGGGGGAGCATACTAAGTGAAGGATTATTGATGCTCCTCACCCCTGGTGAGAGTGAATCCAGTTATGAAACATTGGAGACCATGATCAGCAAAGTACTCGCAGAAATCGAAGACGACAAAACCCTTGGAGTCCCCGGATTACGTGTAGAGCATGGACTTAACAACCTAATACAAAGACGGAGTGTTAATATCACCCCTAAATCCAAGGAACCCACACTATGTGCCGGGGCCATAATCCCCCTAGACGTGACCGTGGTGAACAAAAAAGTGACGAGCTGATAGAAAAATGGTAATTAAAACCCAGAAAGACCTCCGGGAAACCATAAAACCCTACATAAAAACTGAGCCAGAAACCGCTCAAAGGCTTTATGAAAACTTCCGGGAACGTTTCAAACTCACAATATCATTAAATGAATTTATGAAAACACCTAAAAAAGCTAAAGAAAAAAAATTAGAGGAGGATTAAAGATATGCACGTTGATTCAGCACTTAAAGACGTACTAAACAGTAAGAACGTGACAATGGAAGTCGGTATCCCTAGGACCCGTGTCGTGATGACTGGAGCCTGCAATGGTAGTAATAAAGAATTCACATTAGCCGCTGCGGACTATCCCATTTATCCACAGCGGGGTATGGGTTTAACCCCTGAGCCTGATGATGTGACGGTGGAGTTGGTGGAGACTGGAACACCCCCATCTGTTTATACTGAGGTGGTGGTGGATAGTATTGACACCGTTACTGACTCGGATACGGGTGATTTGGTTTATGGTAAGGTGACTTTGCATGAGGCTCCGGCGGCTACTGTGGACCAGGTTGTCATCACCTATTACGAGTTGCTTAGGCCGTATATTGCCCAGAGTTTGAAGATTGATATTAAACAGGACAGTACCGAGGTCGGAGAACTGGGAAGTGAAATTAAGAGAACATCGTATGCAGGGCAGACCATCACCGTATCACAGGACTCAATTTTCAGTGATTTTGATGTGGATAAAAAACTACTCTTCGAGACCTACAGCGGGGGATACAGTGTCCAATCTGGTTACGATGCCTACACTATGATCACCGAACCCGCCACCCGATTAGTCCGTATCCCTATGTATACTGGGGCTGCCAACGATGGTGGTGGTACTTTCCTGGGTTGTTATTACTTTAATGGTAAGATTGTGCCTAAGAGTCTTGGTGATGTGAAGGATGGGGATAATATGACCCGCAGCCTGGAGTTTAGTGTGGATGCTACGCCGATTTTGATTGTGCCGGAATAAACCCTTTAAGTTGTGGGTTTATTTTTTTCCCACACATCTTTTTTTTTTTTAACTTAATTTACTAAATTGTTGAGGAGTGAATATAAATATGGTACTACTATTTAAAGAACCCAAAACCTTCCAAACCCCCGATAAAGGGGAATACGTCATCCTACCCGTACAAGTAGACGACATGAAAATCCTATTCAGAATCACCAACGGCAGGGAAAAACTAGAACAAGAAGCCACAACCGCCTTAAAAAAGAAGCTGAAAAAGAAAACCCTCACCAAAGAGGAAAAAAAAGAAATCAACATCAGCGGCGAAGACTTCCTAGATGCCTGCGGAAAAGACATTAAAAAACTCATAGATGTCACCGTCATTAATACTAAAACCGGTGAACCATTACCCCTCAAATATCGTCAACCAGGTAACGTGATGGAACTTATCGGAGAAATAATGGACATAACCAATGTAGATAAAAAATCATCATCTGAGGGGGATGATACCCCTTTAGAACTGAAGAAGACATCATAAAACAAATATTCGCTGGGAAAGCCTACCTCACCCATAAAATGGGAGTATCCCCGGATGAAGTGGGGCGGTTCTATTACCCTGAGTTTGCGAATTATATATTATATTATAGTAACCCGGAGCAGTTCTTCGGGGGGACTCCTGATGAGGAGGATGCTATGAATAAATTAGCTACGTATAATAGTATTCAGCAGGATATTATACGGAAAGCAGAAGCTAAGAAAAAAGAATCACAGTCTTAGCTATTCTTCTATTTTTTTAGCCTTTTTCTGGAGTGTATATACTTCATAAAACAAGAAGCCGACAGCAGCAGATATTACAATTAATGCGAGTGACATGGGTATATCTTATATTCTTATTCTTATTTAAACCCCCCCTCATGTATTGGAGATAAACAAAATGGTTAAAGGTAACAAAGAACTCGGAATCAGAGTCACAGGCGACATATCCGATATAACCAGTAAACTTGACAAACTCCTCGATAAAATAGGATTAGTCAAAGATAAAACCGTTAATTTAGATGTGGATGTCCTAGATGAGGAACAAGTTACCAACCTTCAGAACAGTATGGATAAATTAACGGATAAAACCGTGAAGATGGACTTAGGGGGTGATGCTGAATCCAAAGTCAAGGACTTAACGGATAAGGTTAATAAGCTTGGAAGCGAAACCGAAACGGTAAAAGTTGATGCGGACATCACTCCTGCTGAGGGTAAAATCAATGAACTACGAGACCAGATAGAAGACTTGAAAGGAGCCGCCGCGGGGATAGTGATCGGAGCAGGGGTCACCGGGGCCATGGAAGGTGCCGCCACACGTGACGAGGCACTTGCACAGATAAGGGCATATATGCCAGAATCAGCGGATGAGGCTGAAAGACTCGCCACAGAGATTTTCAAAGCCACTGGTGCTGATTGGGGGGAAGTAGCGGATGGTTTAGTAC